TAGTACTGCGCCATTATGTTTTCGGAATGTTCTTCGTTATTGCCTTTTGGAAATGCTATCGTTCCTGCTACTCTTGATATTTGACCTGACCCTACTAATTTGTATTCTAAATAAGTTTGATTAGCATTAGCGGCTTGGGCTTTAAAAGCTACAGTAATAATATAAACGTCATTTTCATTTACACCTAATATTTTTTGTGTAGCAGAATCGTAAAAATTAATACTTGAATGACTTTTAACTATGTTTCCTGCGTTATTAGGAAGTACCGTTTCGGTATCTTGTATTAAGGATAATTTATATGTTGAATGATATTCCGTATCATCATATCTTGCCCATCCTAAATTTGCTGCTCCTGTCTGTGGGTAAACTATAACGTTTTCGTCATTATGACCCATATAAAGGTAGTCATCTGTGCGTAACATTGCACCATTTTCTATGTTTACCCCATCTACTTTCTCTTGGGTAACATCTTCAACGTGTACTCTATATGCAGTATTTCTTCCCATTATTTAATCGGTACGCAGTTAGGTACTCTTTTACCGTTTTTCATTTTGAATCCTATCATTTCATACCCTGCTTGACAAGGTTCTTTTAATGATGCTTCTAATAAATCAAGTTCTTTTAGTTTAGAACCTGCCCATCTAAGTCCTGCTTTGCCTCCCCATAGTAAATAAGATATAGTACCACAGGCTTTACTATCGCCTTCATCGTAATATTCCTCTGCTCTTGATAGGTAACTAAACATTCTTTTAATAGTTTCTACCGTTATGGCTTCGCCTTTGGCTAATTGTTGCGCTCTTACTTTACCAACTTGTGTAGCACACTTATTATTTACCTTTTCGTTTAGTTCTATACCTCTTTTTGCATTGTTTTTTACACCATCAGGGTAATCTGCATAGCTTTCAAATTCCTGCTCATTGTCAAACAAGTTTGTAAGTTGGTCTAATATGTGTTGTGCTTCTTCTTCTTCAATTTTAGACAGTTCGTCTTTTATAGACTTGTCTTGTGGTTTCTCTAACTTGTCTGCAAAGTAACCCTCTATTGAAAATCCTTTTACCTTGCCTGTTTTTACATAGTTATTCCACACGTCATCATTGTGTACCTTCATAGACACCATCCAAGTACCTATAGGCACGTCTAAATCGTAATGCCTTGTCTTGTCTTTCTCGCCTTCTACTATCCAACTCTCAACCGCAGTAAGTCCTGTAAGCGGCATATTGTGTTCTAAGGTTGAATTGTTTTGATTGCCTCTTATAAAAAACAGTTCACTTGCTTTGCGTACAGTATCTTTTGAGAAGTAAATATAATATTCATTTTCTCCGCTTCTTCTGTAAATAGGCTTGTTAGGCACTAAAGCAGCACCCATTAAGATACGCTTTTCCTTATCTACTTCTGCAAGTTTAAACTCTTGTGTTTTTAATGCAATAAAATCTTCTTCTATTGCAGGACTTTCTACAACGCTTATAGCTTCAATTCCTGAAACGTCATCGTTTTCATCTATTACAAGTTCTACGATATTCATATTATAACAATATTATTTCTTAGTTTTTGTTTTATATTGATGCACCCTCAATAATGTTCCTGTCTAAATCTTGTGCGGTTGTGACATCTGCACTTACAACATAAGCTTTTAGGGGTTGTTGCTCCCTTTCTCCTATTGTTTGTGCTAATTGGCTTTCAGGTGCAGCACCTACTATGTTAAATACAGGTGGTAATGGTCTCGATGATGAAGATGAAACCCCTCCGCCCACTGCTGGGGTTGCTCTTTTTGTTGCATCTATTGCTGATTTTATAGTAGCTATAATACCTGCGGCTTGTGCGGCAAATGCAATCAATAATGGTACGTTTGCAGGGAAGCCTTTGGATGCGGTTTTAGCAGCACCTCCTGCTACATCAACCTGTGCCTCCGCTCCTTTCATAGTTATTCTTGTTAGTGTTGCTTTAGCTTCCATTATTTGCTCTTTGACAAGTATTGCCTGTTTAGCAATAAATAATGCTTTACCTAATGCGGTTTCTTCGCCTATTATACCTCTTAGGATGTCCATATTTCTAAGCATATCTTCTCTTTCCTGCGCTGACAGTTCGGCTTTTAGCTTAGCATTTTCTTTTACCGTTATTTTTTTTAAATCACTTAAATCTGATACTAAACCTTTTTCAAATTCATTATCTACTTTTTTTAGTTGGTTTATTTCCAACCTTTCTTTTTTAAAAGCATCTATTTCTGCTGCCCTTTCATTTGCTTTTGCATCCGCTTCTGCCTTTCGTAACCCTGCAGCGACACCTAATAGTTCTTTGTTTCTGACAAGACGTTGTTCTTCAAGCTGAATTACGTTGGCAACTAATTGTGCTTCTTCATCTAAATCTTCTTTTGTTGATTCGCTTAGACTGTTTTCTTCTATTTTAATATCACGTCTTACGATAGCAAGTGCTACTTGTTTTTTAGTGATTTCATCTTCTTTTGCTGCTGCAAGTTCTAAGAACCTAATCCTTTCTTCCGAAGTAAACTTATCTACTTCTGCTGCTTTAGTTTTTAGCTTATTAATTTCTACATTAACTTTTGCTCTTTCAACTAACAAGGCTCTTTCTTGTTTATTAGCATCGGCTATTTTATCGGATAAATCTCCTGCTAATTCTAATTCTTTTCTTGTTTCATCTCCAAAGTTAAATATCCTTTCTTTTAATTGGTCAAAAGCATCTCCTGCAGCATTAAAATTACCACTAAGGGTTTCTAAAATAACTGTTCCTAAACTTGAAAATATATCGCCTACGTTTCCTGCTATTACACCAAGTTGTTTTAAAATCTTACTAAATCTATTTTGACCATCTTCACTTGCGGTAAATGCTGCAGTAACAGATGTAATAGCTACAACTAATGCACCAATACCAGTTGATATAATAGCACCCCTAAGTGTCCTAAAACCTTTTGCGGTGTTTTTAAGCATACCTGTTAAGCCTTTGAATTTAGTTATAGCACCCCCTGTAACACTATCAAGCTGACCGCCCATTTCACCAAAGTCATTGCTTAACTTTTTTGTTTCTTTTGATGTTTCTTTAGCTTCCTCTTTAACTTGCTCAACACCTTTAACGACTTTTTTTAAATCTTTTTCTGTTGCCCCTGTTTCGGCTATAACCTCTATAACTACTTCTTTTTTTGCCATAATTCTGTCTTAAATATGTTGTATGCTTCCCTTATACTTTCAGGATATTTGTTTTTGCCTAATGCTATGGCAGTATGTTCCCCTGTTATTTTTTGTTGTTTAGCTATTTCTAATAAATTTAATATGTTTTCTATCATACCGTTCCTGTCCAATCTACTGTTATGTTTGTATTATCACAAGTTTTAAATCTTTTATCTACCGAATCGGCAAAGTACTTATCTTGGTTTTCTATTACAAAGTCTTTTACTTCGTTAATTAATTCCAAATGACTAAGACCTGTTGTTAGGTTTGTCCTTATTTCGTTGATTTTATATATCCTATCAAACACAATAATCCTATCTGCTAAACTTAGGTTTAATATTACCCTAAGAGGAAGGTAGGCTTTAAATTTACTTAACCTTCTTTTTTGGTCAAACGTATCGCCTATGTAATTACTATAATAAGTTTGAAATAACGTATCTGTAAATACAGTTCCTGTATATTCGTTAAACTCTGCTTTAAAATTTAAGTTTTGGCTATCGGTTATGTCAACACTATTTGAAGGTATATAGTAATCTGTTATCCCTACCCTTAAACTTGATGTCTTTACAACTCCTATTTGTGTGCCATCTGTTATTTTCTTAGCATAGAACAAAAAGGGTTCTCCTAAATATGGGTCTTGTCTTATGTCAGCACTCCACCCCCATTGGGCATCTGTAAGTGTTAGGTCATCATCTGTTAGCCTCTCAAACTTGTGATGTTCAAAAGGTAGTTCAACGTTATATGTGCCTCCTTCTGTTTTGTAAACATCCTCGTAGTTTTCCGTCCCCCATTCAATATTAAATAACTGCTTGTGGTTTTCGCTAAAAAAACTCTTTAACCCTTTGTACTTAAAAACTATTCTTCTGTATGGCATCAAAGCATCTATAGCAGAAGTAGTAGTATCTAAAAATTCTGTAATGTTAAAAGTGTTTTTACTTTGTGCATAGAAATCGTCAAGTGTTTTTACCTGTACTATGCCATCTTTGTCTTGATAAGCGGTAAGGTTGAACATTCTAAAAAGTCCTGTAAGGAAGTCTAACGTTTTCATTTTAGGCAAATGCAATGCTGCATTAAAATCTGCATCTGTCTGTGTCTCTGACCTTCCTTGTAATTGTATTGTAATGTTCTTAGACCCTTCAAATTCTTTTTGCCATTCATTTAGCGTAACTTCTAATTGAAATTCTGCAGATGACTCACTTTCAAAATATACTCTATAGTTTCCTGATGGGTAAGCAGCGTATTCGTTATCGCTTCCTATTGTATGATTTCCATTTAGGTTATCTACTCTTTCAAATATCTCCCCATCGTTTTCTACTATTACATTGTAGTTTTCAGCGTTGGTTATTATTTTGATTTCGTATCTTAGTTTTACATCATCAGGGTTTTCAGGTTGTCTTAAAAAAAACGTTTCGTCTGCAATGTGTTCTTCCCATACTGCTCTATCTTCAGTTGTACCACTTGGACAACAAAAAGTAGTTTTAGACCTTATCTTATCTTCTTCAAATAATCCACCTTCTTTTCTATGTAGCCATAGGTAAAGGTTGTAAAAATTAGGATTTGTCTTATTGAAAAAGTCTCCACTAAATTTAATACCAAACTTATCTTCTATTGCTTTGACTAAAACATATACCCTAATAGCAGGTTTTAGTTGTTCGTACTTAACACCCTGTACTGTTCCAGCATCATAGGCTAAGTTTCCGCTTTGTGATTCAGTAGTAGTAGTATCATAAAACAGTCTTTGCGTGTGTGTAATTAAAGGCACTATTAAGGCATCTTCGTATTCTACACCGTTTATCGTTACATCTAAACCATCCTGTAAGTAGGTTGTTACGTTGTCAGCATTATAAGTAAATTCTATGTCGTATAGATTGTCAAGTGTACTTAACAAACTTTCTCCTAATAGGTCTTTTATGTTTACCGTGTCTCCAATAAATGTAAGCCTGTAGGTGTGTGGTCTTCCTTCTTTTAATGTTACACCTTCTAATCTTATTTTACCTGTCTTAAACGATTGCTGGTTAAGTAGTAACTGTGATGGTTTTTTAACTCCCGAAACATAGCCTACAACATCGTAGTTGTAGAAGTGATTAAATATTTTGTTATTCTCCTTACTGGCAGGTACATTAAATGTTCTTGTAAAATTTGTAAATATCTTACTTATGTCTTTTACATTCTGTAGTGTTTGTGTTAGGCTTACCGCTTCATCCTTAAACAGTTCTACTTCTGTACCCTCTATGTAAAGTTGTAGGTTTAGCATTATTTGATATTGTTAATCTTGCTAAATGCAAATTCAAATTCTAATGTGTGGTTTATTAGTTTGTCGTTTAGTGATGTTTTGTAAGTATGCTCTTTAGTTCTTACAATTATTGGTAATGTTCTACCCTCCCATCTTATCCAAACATTTTCACTTAGCAGTAGTTCTTCTATAGCTAAACTATAATCTTCATTTACAAAACCAGAATTTAAAACTACCTTTTTAGTTGCGCTAACATTGTATCTTTCTTGCTGCCCCTTATATGTGGGATAAGTTAAAGTAGATGTGTTTATAATATTTGCTTTGTATAATTCATCTGTAATAGCCATACTCTCTACAGACTTCTTAAAGAAATACATATCTTGATATGCACCAAATTTATTAACAAACGTTAGCTTGTAAGGTGTAAATTTAGGCTCACATACGTTGTTTACTGTAACCGTTTTAAGTAAGGTTGTATCGTCTGTATCGTAAACTTGTATTGTGCTACTATCCGCAGGTATTGTTACATACTGTATCTTTTGGTTTGAGTTACCATCGTCTGTTATTTGAGTATCTACGCTATCTATTGTAACCTTTCCTACCCCCTCTGCAAATATTGGTAATTTACCTGCAGTGTTTTCAGGCAAGTAAAGAGTATTATTACTTATTAGTAGGTTATCTGAAAGTTGTGGGTTTATACCATCCTCAAAATAACCATAGCCATCCATTGCCAAGTAATGATTTGTTACAGGACTACCACTTGCAAACTCATCACCATCTGCATCGTATAACCTTGTAATGGCAGTTACCCATTTGGTTGTGCTTAAATAGTCATTGTTAAAAGTTATATCTATGTAGTCCCTAACCAATTCACTTATTTCAAATAATATATTGTCTTGGGTTGATAATCTCGTTTTGGATAGTTCATATTTTAAATCGCTATCAGTATAAGTACCTGACGTGCCATCATAAATATAAAGTTCCAATTCTGCTCGGTCTAATACAGGCATAATTAGTTGCTATTAAATTGTATAAAAAAAGGACTCCTTGCGTTTATTCTCATCTTAGCTTAGTATATCGGTTGAACATCCTTGCACCAAATCAAAGTAGGTTACATTGTCTCCTGAAACTGTAGGAAACCCAAATGTGTAGTTATTTACAGGTGCTACACATATATCTACTGTACTGCTTGGTGCTAAAAAATGTGTTATTTCTTGGTTGCCATCATAGGCAATGTAATTTATTAATGCGGTTTCTGTTGTACTATGGTTTGTAACTCTATAATTTTTTTGATAGGCTATTATTGTAGTTGCTGGTTGTAAAACTTGTTTATAACAATAAGCCTCATAGCTTGTCCCACTTGGTGGTAAAAAGTTAGCCGAATCGTATGTAACCAACACATATAAGTTTCTTAATGTATCAACAGGTACAGTACCAAAACTACTCGGCTCTATACTATGAAGTGTACCTACGCTTACTGTTGGATTTGTAATAGTACCATCTGCTGCTATTGAAAGTCCTGTAATCTCTGTATCTGCACAACTAAAGTTTTGCAACACTACAGGTGGAGCAGGTTCTTGGTGTTCTATAAAGAATGGACTTCTTGCTTTAATCATTTTGTAAATTCTATAAAGTCATCTATATCTAATGCAAACTTTTCTATTAATTCATCAGGTAGTTTTAAATAAGCGTTTTCAAATGGCTTAGTAAAAAAGAAACTTGCCCTTAAACCTTTCTTGTAAATGCTTCTTGCTATTACATAAGTTAAACTATCTATGTTGCCATCTATACCCTTCTTCCTAATCCAACTACCTATGCTTTTCCTTGCCTCTGCATTTAATGGCATTTTCTTGTATTTAAATCTACTGTCTCTACTCTTTTGGTATGTACTCTCAGCACCCTTTACACCTTCATCCTGATAGATACCATAGTCAGCCATATAAAACTCTAAAGAAAAGCTATTAGGACTAACATTTAAGTCATATCCTAAGCTGCCTTCTAAGTCCCCACTTGATGATCCCGTAATGAATTTGTTATTACGATGCCTTCTAAGGTTTCCCTTTGACTGTTTTATAATTGTTTTAGCAAATGCCTCTAAGGCTTGTTTTGTTTCTTTAAAGGTCATTAGCAGACTGTCATATCATTTACTACCATTACACTAAAGGTTGCAGTCCATCCTGCTAATTTGTTTTCAAACCTATCTACAAATGGCTCACAAGTTACATCAGATTCTACTTGATACTTGTCTGTGTAGCTATCCCCTCTTTGTAGTTCGTTTATTACCCTTGTTAGTAGTGCAAGTTGTGTGTTTAGTACGTCCTGTTCGTTGTCGTTTCCTACAAAGGCATCTGTAACCTCATCGTTGGATATATCCACTATGTCCATTGCAAGAACAGAAATACTAAAAGTTGTGGTCTTAGTACCTACTACTGCATTGTTAACTATAATATGCGACAAAGGAAAGATACTCTGCTTATCTAAATCTACATCGTCAATACTTCCATAGGTAACCGTGTTTACAAATGGCTCTGCATTTAGTAGTGTTTTTAGTTTGTCTGTTACTTCGTAAAATCCTTTCATCTTTTCTTAATCATTGATTTCTCTAATTCTGTCTTTTCTTTTTCAAAGGCTAAATACATAAATGACTTGTGCATATTTAGTTTAGTAATGTTGTCGAATTGGGTAACATCTCCCTTAGCCAGTCCATAGATTGATTGATACCAACCCCACTTTCTTCCAAAGCTTGACGTTGCTGAGTAGTCAGATTCTCCTTCATCTCCTTCGCTAAATATTTCAGGGTAGTTTGTAACAACTCGTTGTTTAAACTGTAAAAAAAAACCAAGCAACCCATTACAACATCTAAAGGCGTGTCCTTGAACTTCTCGGTGTCCTCCTTTGCGGTGTATTCTTCTATTTGGTATCTATCGTCCTTTTTAAGTGTAATCGGTCTGTAAAGTACTGCCATAGCTTTGTGCATTGTTTCCCAATCTGATATGCTGCTATCAAGGTCTATGTACTCCCCTAAGGTAATGTCATCTAACTTTGGTATGAAACCGTACTCTACACCCTTTAAATTAAATGTAGGTATTAGTTCTGTCTTTACGTTAAACATACTATTTAGGTCAGATACTATACTATTTACGTATTTGTATTTGATTCTTGCTATATCCTTTAAATCAAGTCTGCAGAATATCTCAACCATTTTGTGTAGTAAGAAGTTACTATTTTGGTTGTCTACTGTGTTTAGCTTTTCAAACTTCTGGTATTGTTCTAATGTTATATCAGATAACTTTTCAGGTATGTATATGTCTATTTTCATAATCGTATATTAATACAATAAAAATACGACAAATATGTATAAAAGAAAAGGGGACATCTCTGCCCCCTAATCCTAAACAAACCAAATGAAAATCTATCTATAGGTTTCGTACATATACTTGTACAGTTCTTCTATCTTGTTTTCTAACTCTTTTGAGTTCTGTGTGTATTCTTCTTTTCCTACCTGTGTGTTTTTCTGTATCACAAGATGTATTTTTACTTTTGACTTATAACCACCTTGCGTAATAGGCTTTAAAACGACAAAGAATCCATTATCCCAGCACCACTTCTTGTGCAAGTATGGTCTCATAAAGTCGTTGTCTATCGCCATATCCAAAAAGCTATCTTAACAAATGCAAATATAGCTATGTAATATGCAAATGCAAGTATTGTAATATCTCTTATTGCTTTTTTAAAGTGCTTCCTGTTTTGTTTATCACAAATTTCTTTTTTAATAATAATGTAATCTTTCATTGTTTTATAATTTAAAAGGGGCATTGCTGCCCCCTGTTGTTTAAAAGTAGTAGTTAATTGATTCTTTTGCTGACCATCCTTTATTTACTAAATCTTTTGCAAAGTTTAATTTTTCTTGTAGATAGTCGTTGTGGATAAAACCTTGTTCTGTTAAATCTTTGTAAGGAAAGAATACCTTACCATTCATATCAACTTTACTTAGGTTTTTTAATTGTTTTGTTAATTCTTTCATTGTGTTATTGTTTTATGTTTATGATGTAAATATATAACCTTTTTTTTAATTAACAAATAATAAACAATTTATTTTTAATATACATAGTATTGTCCCCTGTGTGCGTTATTTAACGTATCTGTTAATACATACCTAAATGCATCTATGCAGTCAGGATGTTCACCAGTTGGTTTTGGTAGCGTGTTACCATCTTTGTCTTTTGCCCATACATATCCTTGTAGTTCTCGTTTTAGATTCCTGCTTCTGCTTGTTACGTATATCTCGTTTTGGTTTATTAGGTTGATTCCAAAGTTTACACTATCCCTACCTTTTGTACAAGGGTAGATATTATGCCCATCCCTTCTAAGCGTTTCTATGGACTTCGGTTCAGCTTGGTCGGCAACTATGTTGTCTTTTATATTATTGTGCCTTAGAAACAAGCTAACGTCCCTTAAAACCGTATTAGACTTATAGAATACTTCATCAGCTATGTAGGCTTCGTTCCATTTGTATAATCCTATGATTGTAGTGGGGTCTGTATATCCAAAGTCCATACCGTAACCTAATAGCCTTGCTTCGTTTGGTACTGTGTCTATCTCTTTCCAATCAGGAATACACACACCTTCTAAAGAACCAGTTTCCCCTAAACCGTAAACCCTCCACCAATTAGACCAGTAGGTAGATGTCTTTGCCTTATCTCTTGCTTTCTCTATTTCCCTTATTATGGTTTCAGGTAAAGCATCGTTGTCTTTATAGGTAAGCGTAATGTAGTCTGTATCTTCTTTACCTATCAGTTCCTTGTCCACCCAAAACAAACTTGATGGGTTGTAGTCCAACCATATTGTCCCTGATGTTCTAACTGCTAATTGTGTGTAAGCATCAAAGGGTACGTTATTACATTCGTTGATATATAGTTCTGTACGGCGGGCGCCCCTAAGTTTATCAGGCTGGTCAGTTGAAAAAAACTCTATGTAGCTTCCGTTTGTAAAGGTGTATTTTAACGTGCTTTTATTGTATTGGCTTTCTTCATACCTATTTAAACTTTTTAGGATAGACAAAAAATCCTTTACGCACCCACGCCTAAGATGTGGAATACTCTCCGACACTACACTAATCTCTTTGCCTTCGTTTTTAATGGCATAGTCTATTAGCAAACAAAGTATTGATATAGTCTTAGATGCACTTGTACCACCCTTAACTACTCGTGTCCTACTCTGTAGCTTTCTTAGCTTATGAAATGCAATGGTTTTCTTTACTCGCATACAAAATGCAGGTTAGGGTTGTGGTTATCCCTAATCCTCCATAAACAAAGGTAAGTCCTCGTTGATAGTAATGTCTTTGGTTTCTCTTGGCTTACCTGCGTAATAGTTGTAAAATAACTGGACATATTTAAAGTCTTGATTTTCTAACCCCTTCATAAGTGCCTCAAATGCCAATGGCTCTAATGGGGTAAGTCTTTCTATCAGTTGTACCTCTTCTGCTTTAGGTTTTCTACCGCCTTTATTGCCTACAGTTCCTTTATTGTTTTTTCTACCATCCATTATTAATATAATTTAATATATCGTACAATTCATTAATTGCTAAATTAAACCATTCTCCTTTTATACAATTCTCTTTATACTTCTTGTGTAATTTTGCCTCTATTTCAAATGCATCTTTCCTTTCACACACACATAATATCTTTAAATTAGTATTGTGTGTTTCGTAACTCTTTATTCTTTTACCAAAGTTAGTTGTATATCCAATCTTTATCAATCCACTTGATTCTATAAGGTAAATAAAATGTGATTCTTTTTTTTCTTTTTTAACTATTTGTGATAACTGTTGTGTAGCGATACTTTTTATAGATTCATTTTCAAGCAATTCTATAATAAATTTTTGACAATGTTTTTGAATGTCGTATGTTAAACCTATGCCACGTTTTCTACCTGCGTTGCGTCTTGCTCCTCCGTGCATAATTAGTTTAATTCAGTTATCTGATTCATATATATAATAAAAAAAACTATTCTTTGTTAAATAACAATGCTATTACTAAAGCTAATATTGCAGTTAAATAAAATATAGTTATTGCTTCAAACATCGTACAAAGTATAAAATACGGTTAGTTCTTCGTTAGCCTTTATTGGTTTAATAGTATATAGGCTGCCTATCCTGCCCTTTTTTAGTATAAAGCAGTTAGGACTATCACTATGGTTTAAAAAGCCTCCTAAGGGTGTTCTAATTAGTTCTTCTAAATAGGGGTTTATAGCATCTACTTTATGGTGTGTTATTCCTAAGTCATTTCCTGCTTCTATTTTTTCTGTAGCAAATACTCCTTGTCCGTGTATCTTGCTTTTCTTTATAGTCAGTTCTTTAGGTAGAGGTTTATACATTTATTAGTTTTTTAAGGTTTCTATGTTTTGTATTTATATCTCTTAGTTCTAAAAGTACCTTTGCATATTTTCTTTTGTAGAAATCCCTACCTCTATATTTAGCATTTTCTTTTTTAAACTCCCTGCTTACAAGTTTGTCTATTTTTTCGTAAACCTGCATATGTCTTTCTTCGTGTTGTCCTATCCAGTCTCTGTATAGTTTTAAACCGTGTAGTACTGTTGCGTGGTTCTTGTTTACTGATTTGCCTATCACTTCTAAAGAGTGTAAAGTGTATTGCCTACATAGGTTGTAGTACATCGCCCTTGTATATACTAACTCCGTTTTTCGTGAAACCTGTGTTAGGTCGTATCCTGTTTCTGTTTCTACTATTTCTTTAATCTTGTCTATTGTCATATTCTATTTCTTTAATTGCTTTTAGTATTCCTGCACAAGCCTCGTAATCTTCCAAGTCCTCGTACATCTTTAATGTTTTATACATTTCTTCCATACTCACACCATTCTGAAAGTCTATTAGTGCAAGTAAGTAAAATTCTTTCATTTCTTTATTCATTTAATGCCCAAGATATAAAATTATCTATGCTTTTAAGATGTTTTTTATCTACTAAATAGTATTCTCGTATATAATCCCTAATAGTGTCTTTTTTAGTTTTTACAATCCATTTGTTTTTTGTTGAAACAGGTACTACTATCATTGCGTGTGTTAATTGGCTTATCATAATAATTGCACAAGGTTTATATTTTTCTTTTCTATCCCAACAATTTTTCATATCTACAAAAATATCATTGTAAGGGAAATCATTAATACCTGTAAATTTTACATTTCGTGATTTAACTTCTATTGGTATTTTGTTGTTCTTTTTATTTATAAAAAATAAATCTCCTTCATCTCTAAATTTTGGTATATCCTTTTTTTGTTTTCGTATTCTTAAACCATCTACATCTATTTTTAGGTTTTTACTTTTTAAATATCTTGCAACAATTAATTGATGCTCATAACCTTTTTTTAATTCTCTTAAAAATATCTCATCTGATTCTAATTCTGTTCTCATAATATTCCTCGCATTACATACTGGTCAAGGTCGTGTTCTTCTATAAAGAAGTATTTATATAAATCTGTTGCTTGTCTGTATTTGTCCTCGCCTCTTGCTATAAAATCTTGACTTGCTTCAAAGACTCCTATATCACAACTGCCTTTGTCAATTACCAAAAAGGTAAACTTATCTACGTTGAATAGTTTTGTGTACAGATACGCTTGTAGGTCGTAGCCATACTTGTCCGCACTATATCTAAAAGAACCTATGTCTTGTGTTGTCTTAATATCTATAATGTTATTGTCTTTTAGTATATCTGCCTTACCTCTAAATGCAAGACCGTCGTACATTTCTATTGCAGGTACTTCAAACTCTGACTTGTTAATTAGTTTTATTGCTTCTTCGTTTCTTAGCAAAGCATCTGTTAATCGTTGCGCTTGTTGCTTTTCTTTTTCCAAATACACCTCTCCGTGTTCCTCAACTGCGTGTTTGTAAATGTTTGTGTTTTTCGAACTCGCCTCTACAAAATGCAAAGCATCTATCTTATGTGGTTCTAACACCATCCAATGCAATAGCTTACCCGCTCTTAGTGCTGGGGAATCCGTATCGCTTCCGTATTTTGTAACGTTCCTATATGTCTTAGGACTTTTCAGTAGCATCTTTAAACTACTACTACTTAATGCGTGTCTGCCTAAATGCCCATAGTAAAATTCGTCATCGTACATCTGTGTGAGTATTTCGTCTTTACCCCAAGCCTCTCCGTTTAATAGTGTTATCATAGTCCTAATATTTCGTCTTGTGATTCTTGCCTGTTTCTTAGTTCAGACTTTGCATCTTCTATGTGGCTTTTAAGTGTACTGCCACTTTCTATTATTTTGCGTAGTTCGTCATCTGTATAGAATGACCAAAGGTAATGTTTGTAATTATCCATCTTATTGTTTTTAACAAAGCTACTTATTAATATTTAGTTAACAAACTATTTATTAAGTTTTTTTAGCTTTTGTATGTAAAGCACTGAATCCATTAGTTCCTCTTGCAGATGATTAAGAAACGAATAAAAGCCATCAGGACTATCCTCTAAGGTCGTTCCGTATTCCTTCTGTCCCTTTTCACTACGTTTGTCCATTATGTACTTTACATCTTCTACTATGCCATCTGTTTGCATCTCAAAGTATTTCTTTTTACTATCACTCATAATCCTAATTCTTTTTCTTTTCTTAGTATTGCTATTTCCTTTTCTAGTTCTTGTACTTTCTTTTCTGCTTTTTGCGCACGTTCTATTGCTCTAAGTTTTGAAGTTCTGTATTCATTTAAACTTTCGTTGTAGTATAGTTCGTTTGTATATATTTCCGTGATGTAGTAGTTGATGTCTATAAGACTTTCCATTAACTTATCTACTGTGTCGGTTGGTTTCTTCTCCTGCCACTCTAAAAAAGTATTTGCTATAATATCAAAGTTGGCTAAGTAGTTAATGTGTTTTAAGTTGTGTATCTTTTTGTTCATAGTATCTCAGCATCTATAACAGGCAGCATAGCTACCTCTTTTTTTATTTTATTGTTATTGCTAAAATGGGTTGTTTTATTATGGTATTGTATTTCCCACTTTGGTTTCACAAGGTACAAATTAAATTTATATACTCCCTGTGGTGTGGAATTTATGTAGATGGGTATGTCTAAGTTTTCGTCTGCCTTGCTAATCATCGCATCGTACTTTTTCTTCTCTATAAGCAAAGTATCGTAGTGTGCGCCCCTACATTTAAGTTCTATCCTATGTTTACTTTCAGGACTGTAGCAATCCCATTTAGACATCTGTTTCCTTGCCTTTACTAAATCAGGGTAGCAACAATTTTGCAGATATAAAAATAGGTCATTTTCGCTCCAAGTTTTCACAGGTATTGTTTGTATAGTTGTTCTAACTTTTTATAAACACCATTTACAAAACAAGGAGAGCAGTTAGTTGGTTGTGCGTTATCGCTAAATACTCTGTTATATATTTCTAACATCCTTTTCTGTTCGTCTGACAGTATTGTGCTTTTGCGGTTCTCAAACTTCTCTTGTAGATAGTTGTATTCTTCTTCGTTTAAACATTTAGGCTTACGTCTTGGAAATAACTTGTTTAGTTTGTCTTTACGTTCATCACATCCACAATCATCCCCTGCTATCCATTTGACCGCTTTCTTTATTCCAGTAGCCTTAGTAATCTTTTCTACCGTATCGCCTAAACCTTTACTTGCGTTTTCGTGGTTCTTCTTCCACTCCTTAAATTCCTTTGTTCTTTTGTCTCCTTTAAATTCTGTCATAATCTTTATTTAAGTAATCCTCAAAGTCCTCTTTAAATATTTCCCTTAGTTCTTCTTTACACTTTTTTAGTGTGTTAAATATACTTACCCAACTTATGTTGGTTTCTTCTGCTATTTTTCTAATAGACATATCTGTATCTCTGTACAATCTAAATAGGGTTTTATCGTACCACCTCCAACCTTCTATGTGGTTGTCTATTTTTGTAGTTATGTCGTTATATCCTATTTGGTCATCCATTTCCGAATCGTCTGCAATTTGCGTATAAGTTTCTTCATTGTCAATTTCAATTTTTTTGATTTTGTTTTTAGCATTACAATACTGTAAAAAAATAGACCGAAGGGTAAAATAGCAATAACCCCTGCTAACAACACCTTTTTCAATGATTTTTTCTCCACTTGTATATTTATTTAACACAAGGTACATCTCCTGCACAATATCTTCTGCATAGTCAAACTCCCCAAAAGAATGTACAATTTTAATCCATTCACTATGCCTTTCAGCAACTTTACTTAGCCATCTTGCCTCTCCCATATTACGTTTATACTAATTACACCTAATAAGCATTGTAAAGTATATTCCGTAATTTCTGTATTGTTTTCTGTATATGTTTCATCGTGTACTAAAGCACCAATAACAAAACCCTTAATAGGGCTTATTATTATTTTAGCACGTACCACAAATCCAATAACTGTAAATATACCGCCTATTGTCATCAGTAATATAAATATATGTAATATTGGACTTGAAAAAATGTTTGGTTCTATCATATTTGTATAGGTTTTATTTCTTTGTAGTTTAAAAGGTCTTGCCCTTTGTATTCAAATCCTACATTGTTTAAAGCCATTCTAAGGCTTATAGGTTGTTCGTATGGTGTACACCTTCCACCTGTTTCGTTTTCTTTAACTTTTAAAACGTGTATGTGGCTATACATCCAATCGCTTGGGGAGGACGTGTACCTGTGTATCGAATACACGGAATCAGAACGGTTACCCCATTTGCCCCCACCTTCAACACCTGCTAAACCTAAAGGCATTGGTAAGTTTTCGTATTCGTGTCCTTTTGGATGTGTGCGCCTTAGACTTTCAGTTACTCCGTGTGCATTTAAAAATACAGTTACATTTTTCTTTTTGGCAAATAGCCTAAGTTCAGAAGCTACTTGATAGTCGTACTCGTGGCTTCCTACCGCTCTTAAAAGCTGATGGTCTTTTGCTAAACTATTGTAGGGGTCTATAAGTAAACCATCATAGTCCCAAGCATCCTTTACTGCGTTTGCTTCTTTTAGCAAATCCTTGTAAGTGTATAAATCCTCAACGTCTATTATTTTAAAATGCTTATCGCACCATACTACCGCATCGGCTATGTCTTTTTCTTCTGCCTGATGTATTGGTGTACCCATTTTAAATTCTATAATCTTTCTTACTATGCTTTGTGGTGTGTTTTCGCTTGACCAAATTAAAAATCTTAGGTTGTGCTTTATTGCCCATAGGGTTAACAGGTAACATATCACGGTAGTCTTACCTACGTTAGCGTGTCCAATCAATAAATTAAACCCACCTTGTTTATACCTTATGTACTCGTCTATTTCAGGTACCCCTATCTTTAATCCTTCCTTTACCCTTCCGTATTTTATGTCCAGTATTTTGTCTTGTATTGTTTTACTTTGTGCTATCATCTTATTTGATTGTTTTTTAGTCCATATTTAATACTTTCTTTTTTTGAATCTCTTGGTTCTGGTTTGTATTCGTATCCCAATATAGGATTTATATTATAATTCCAAAAATCCATAGGAAACTTATCTCCTTGTTTCAGTTTTTTAAGCATAAAAAAAAGGGGGTGTTACCCCCCTCATTATTAAAATGGTAAATCTACTCCCTCTCTTGCAGGGTTTTGTTGTGTATTAGTAACTTCGTTGTTTAGTATTTGTGCAATCTTCCAACCTACTACATTCATATAGTGTTTTCCGTTGTACTCATTGCCTCTTAAATTAACACCTACAGATACTTTTTGTCCTGTTTGAAATTTCTGTAATTGATCTACACTTTTGTTTAGAAATTCAACTGGTATATTCTGAGGGTATTTAGTGTCCTCATCAATAGTTAAAATCATCTGTTGTTTAGTTAGCTTGTCGCTTACTGTTACAGGGTCGCTTATTAGTTTAATAGTTCCTTTTAAATCCATTTATAATTTATTTAATTCTGATTCAACTTCTTTTGATACTTTGTACTTGTTTCTAATTTGTTTTACAGTACCACCTTGTTTAATGTAGTTAATCATTTCGTTAAAGTCAGGTGTGTTTTTATTTAACCACTTCTTTTCATTGTCAGGTGTAACAGGAAGGTCAGCTACTACATTGGCAGTTTCTCCACCTAATACATATTGTTCAAATATTTTAGCGGTTTCAATAATTTGTTGTTCGTCCCAAGACCCTTCCTTACTGTAAAGGTCTGTTGCTCTGTTTAGGCTACTTTGCCTAATAATGTAAAGTTGTGTCTTATCCATAGTATATACCATTTTGAATGTTTAACTGTTTTTTAAGTTGTTCGTTTTCTTCTTGCAGTTCTAAGACCTTGCCATAGATTTCTGCTTTTGTAAATTGTTCCATAGTGCTAAGATAACAAAAAAATTTTAAACAAAAAAAGGGCAACCGTTTAGCTACCCTTCTTAATAAAACAATAAAAACAAAAATTACTGGAAAGTCTTTAGTTTTGCTTGGTAGTCATCAATCATATCCTGCAAGTCTTGACTACTAAGCTTAACTATTTCTTTACTTTTCAAATATAAGTCATTTGACAGTTCCGAACCAAGAAAAATAGAATATTTATATTGTTCTCCCTGCTTAAACATATTACAACCTACACACTGGGCAAATACATTATCTTCATCCCACCTTGTAGAGTAATGTTTTCTACTCATAAAATGTCCTGCCTGTATGTTTTTCCAATGGTACTGCTTTCCACAAGTAACACAAGTACACATACCCCTTCTATCCGCACTACTTAGTCTTATATACTGACTAAACACTACATCTAACTTCTTTACTAATTTACTTCGTGTTGGTTTTTTAGCAGTTTTTGGCATAGTTTTTCTATACATCCATATGGTTAAGCAACATCTTACCTGTTACTTCGTCAATACCCCTAATATTTTTGTAAATATACTTACTATCAGATTTTACTTTAGTTTTTTCAGTTTTAGTACTATCAATACCTAAGTTAGTATATTGATTAGCATCTAATTCTAAAAGTAAGTCAGTACGTTCTCTTACTGATAATGCAAAGTCTTTAGCAATCTTTTCAGCTAATTGTCTAATAGTAGTATCTTCCATAGTATTCATTAAATAGGTTAACATTATATCCCACTTACCCACCAAAGGTAAACGTTTTTTTTCACAAAGTAAATAGATGTTTATAAATAATTATAATCATTTACCTTGTCCTCTATATTTCTTACTGTAAATTTTACTGGATTTTAGGCTACTTGTTTTGCTTTTAGCGTGTATGCCTTTACGCTTTCTCTTAGGCTTTCTTTCGTAGTTTCCTATTATTTGTTTTGCCATTACTGATGAAGTTTATTACCCATTACTTTCTCAACACCTCTGCTACCAAAATATCCACCTATGACCACACTAAGAAGTCCTGTTATTGAATCCAATGGATAGCCTAAATACCACCCTGCTACATAGCTAATAGAAAAGAAAGCTAAAGTTAACGGTCTTACATTCTGTGCTAACCATCCACTTCTACTATCTGCAACCCATCTACGAGTTACACCATCCATTTCGGCACGTTCTAAGCGTAGTTTTTCAAGTGCAAGGTCTTTGTCCTCGCTTGACATATCAGAACCGCCTATAATCGCTTCTATGACGTTTCCTATCGG